CTGATGCACCAGCTGATCAGCCAGAACTAAATGCTGATGAGCAAGAGTCTCTAGCTATTGCTGAGGCTAATGAAGGGGAACAACAGCAGTTGCTAGCAGGTAAGTTTGATAGTCCACAATCTCTTGAACAAGCTTACCTAGAACTACAAAAGAAACTTGGCGAGTCACGTGAGGAAGAACCTGAAGCTGATGAACCAGAAGAACAAGAATCAGAAGAAGATGACGACGATGACGACGATGATGAATCCCCTGGTGGACAACTAACTGAAGCACAGGCAGACCAACTATATAAAATGGTTGGTGGTGAGAAAGCCTACGACTCCATGATGGAATGGGCAGGACAAAATCTTTCAAACGAAGAGATTGAAATGTATGATTCTGTTATGGGAGCTGGTAGTGCTAACTCTATCTACTTTGCTGTTCAGGCATTGTCTAATAAGTATTCAGATGCTGTCGGTTCCGAAGGTCAACTTCTTACAGGACGTGGATCAGCAGAATCTAATGCTGTATTCCGTAGTCAATCAGAGCTTATACAAGCTATGAATGATCCACGTTATGATAATGATCCAGCATATCGCTCGGACGTTATGGCTAAACTTGAAAACTCTGACCTTGGTTTCTAATGATTGACTGCCCACAATGTACTGTACAAGAGCAGTACGTTCTAGAACAACTACAGACTTCTGCGGGTGTAACAGATCGAACTGCACTTGCTGTTATTATGGGTAACATCTATCAGGAGTCAACCTTTAAACCTAACGTCTGTGAAGGCGGTACCATCATCCCTTATGATAGGTGTCTTAGTGGTGGTTATGGTTTAATTCAATGGACATCTAAACATCGTTATGATGGACTAGGTACTTTCTGTGCTAAACGGAATGATGATCCTAGTTCTATAAAATGTCAAACAGCTTACATGATACATGAGCTGAGATTTAGGGATGACCTTAGCTCATTTCTGACTAACCATCAGACAGTCCCTTACTATATGAATGCTGCTTATTACTGGTTAGGGTGGGGCATTCATGGTAATCGCACAAAACACACTTATTCTTTTTTAAATAAACTCAAATGAAAATTCTTGCTATCCTTCCTGCAGCCGTCTTTGCTGCTGCACCCGCTGCTTTTGCTGGTCCATATGTAAACGTCGAAGCAAACTCTGGCTATGCTGGTAATGATTATGCCGGTACTGTTATTGATAACCATGTTGGTTACGAAGGTGACAACTGGTACATCCAAGCTGGTCCTTCCATCGTTCTTAGTGATGGTGCAGAATCTGAGCTGGAACTCTCCGGTAAGATCGGTGGTACCACGTCCCTTAGCGAGCGCCTAGCTCTCTATGGAGAGGTGTCCTTTATTACTGGTGATTATAATACTTCCTATGGTACTAAAGCTGGTCTGAAGTATTCATTCTGATGAACGATACACAGATCTGGCCCACCGAACCACGCATGTACATGGAAGAAGTAACTGTAAATCACAACGAAAAAGCTGAGAAGCTGAATGGTCGTCTAGCAATGCTAGGTGTCATTGCAGCACTAGGTGCTTATGCACTAACTGGTCAAATTATTCCTGGAGTCTGGTAATGCCAATGGTTAATGGTAAGAAGTATCCTTATACTAAAGCTGGTATGAAGGCTGCTGATACTGCAAAGAAAAAGAAGGCTACAAAAAAGCCTGCTAGTAAGAAGTACTAATGGCTAAGAATGTCAGCCTCAAGATCGGCAAGCATAAGTCCCGTTCAGGTGGGCTGACAAAAGCTGGCCGTGAGAAATACAATAGAGAAACTGGTTCTAACTTAAAGGCACCACAACCTGGTGGAGGGAAACGTAAGAAGTCTTTCTGTGCTAGGATGCGTGGTGTCAAAGGACCAATGAAAAAAAATGGAAAGCCAACCCGAAAGGCATTGGCACTACGTAAATGGAAATGCTAAATGGCTAAACCTGGACTCTATGCAAACATCCACGCTAAGCGGAAACGCATCAAAGAAGGTAGTGGAGAAACAATGCGGAAAGCTGGTAGCAAGGGTTCTCCCACTGCTGCTAACTTCAAACGCGCAGCTAAAACTGCTAAGAAAAAATAGCTAAATAGAATAAGGGAGGTGCAATTCCTCCCCTAGCTCTAGACAGCCAAGTCTTTAAACTGGTCTTACTTAATTTTACTTGCCCAACCATGAACTATTAATTAAATGATCGCTGTACTTTCAAGACCACAAAAACTAAATAACTGGGAACTCTTTTGTAACTGGGTTACCTCTACTAACAACCGTTTATATGTCGGTTGGTTTGGGATCCTTATGATTCCTACGCTGCTTGCAGCTACTACTTGTTTCATTATTGCCTTTGTTGGCGCACCCCCCGTAGACATCGATGGCATCAGAGAACCAGTCGCAGGCTCCCTCCTGTACGGAAACAACATCATCAGTGGGGCCGTCGTCCCCTCTTCCAACGCAATCGGATTGCATTTCTACCCAATTTGGGAAGCTGCTTCGCTTGACGAATGGCTCTACAACGGTGGCCCGTTCCAACTGGTCGTCTTCCACTTCCTCATTGGTATCTACTCTTACATGGGACGAGAATGGGAACTTAGCTATCGACTAGGTATGCGCCCTTGGATCTTCGTTGCTTACTCTGCACCTGTCGCTGCGGCAAGTGCTGTATTCTTGGTATATCCTTTTGGACAAGGTTCTTTTTCAGATGCGATGCCTCTTGGCATTTCCGGTACCTTCAACTACATGTTGGTCTTCCAGGCTGAACACAATATTCTTATGCATCCTTTCCATATGCTTGGTGTTGCCGGCGTATTTGGTGGGTCTTTGTTCAGCGCTATGCATGGTAGTCTTGTCACCAGTTCCCTGGTTAGGGAGACGACCGAGAATGTATCTCAGAACTATGGGTATAAATTTGGACAGGAAGAAGAGACATATAATATTGTCGCTGCTCATGGGTACTTCGGACGATTGATCTTTCAATATGCATCATTTAATAACTCACGTAGCCTCCACTTTTTCTTGGCTGCATGGCCTGTTGTTGGCATTTGGTTTACTAGCCTGGGTGTTAGCACTATGGCTTTCAACCTTAACGGATTCAACTTTAATCAATCCATTGTCGATAACGGGAACCACGTTATCCCTACTTGGGCTGATATTCTTAACCGTGCGGGATTGGGAATGGAAGTAATGCATGAGCGTAATGCTCATAACTTCCCACTTGATCTAGCAGCAGCGTCTACCACAGAGGTAGCACTGACTGCACCTGCTATTGGTTAATGTACTTACGTTCATCCGTTAGGACGCATGCCGCCTAGTCATGGAACGGGGGCTAGGTAATTGGAATTAACAATGACTGTTACTCTCACTTATCGCGGCAACAAGTACAACAAAACTGTAAATAAGAAATAGGCTTACAGAGGGGTTCAAGTCCCCTCTTTACTATTGGCATTGGCCCGTACGCGGATACCCTTTGCCGTCTAGACGGTGGGACAGACCACAATAAAACTAAATAACTCTGAACGTTCAGAGAGTCGAAAATAACTCTCTTTAAAAAAATGGCTTTTCAATCTTCTGTAAACCCGGCTCAGCTAACTCAGCTGGGTCAGGCTAATCTATCTGGCGACAAACGCGCACTGTACCTTAAGTTGTTCAGTGGCGAGATGTTCAAAGGATTCCAAAATAACACAATCGCTCGTGACTTGATCATGAAGCGTACACTTAAGAACGGCAAATCATTGCAGTTCATCTACACAGGACGTACCAAGTCGGAATTTCATACGCCTGGAAATAGCATTTTGGGTGATACCAATGGTGCACCTCCAGTGGCTGAGAAGACGATCACAATTGATGACCTGTTGATCAGCTCTGCTTTCGTCTATGAATTGGACGAAGTTCTTTCTCATTATGACCTGCGTAGCGAGATCTCACGTAAGATCGGTTATGCATTGGCAGAGAAGTATGACCGTCTTGCATTCCGTGCTGTTGCACGTGGTGCACGTCAGGCATCACCTATCACTGCAACTGGTTATGTTGAGCCGGGCGGTACACAGATTCGTGTTGGTGCTTCTACCAACGATTCTGATGCATATGTTGCTGCTAACCTGGTGTCTGCATTCTATGATGCAGCTGCTGCTCTTGACGAGAAGGGTGTATCTGGTGACGGACGTGTCGCCGTATTGAACCCACGTCAATACTATGAACTGATTCAAGCAGTTGGTTCTAATGGTCTTGTTAATCGTGACGCTCAGGGCACTGCTCTGCAGTCCGGTAACGGCATCATTGAGATTGCTGGTATCAAGATCTTCAAGTCCATGAACATTCCGTTCCTGGGTAAGTATGGTACTGCTTACGGCGGTACAACTGGTGTAACCGATCCTGGTAACACTGGTTCATTCGTTGGTGAAACAATGGAAGATGCCTCTGGTGCTACCACAGGTATCAACAATGATTATGGTACTGCTGCTGAAGTTGGTGCTAAGTCTTGCGGCTTGATCTTCCAGAAGGAAGCAGCCGGTATTGTCGAAGCAATTGGTCCACAGGTGCAAGTCACCAGTGGAGACGTATCCGTGGTTTACCAAGGTGACGTGATGCTTGGGCGGCTTGCCTGTGGTGCGGATTATCTGAACCCTGCTGCTGCTGTTGAACTGTATGTTGGTGCTACTGCTCCTTCTGCATTCTGATTTTTATATACATGGGAGTCCTTTCGGGGGCTCCTTTTTTTTAATTCTTTATTGAGAATAATACTCATTATGGCCTTCCCTACTACTGGCTCCAACACTGAGCTACA